GAATGAGGCATCCGCAGCCGGTAGTGGTGCCGGCTGCGGTCATGCCGTTGAGAGTCTGGAGGGTGGCGTGCGACTGAATTTAGGATGCGGCAAAAATGAACTGCCGGGCTATGACAATCGGGACATCAAAGCGGGCCAGCCATGCTACCCGCTGCCGTTTGCTGATGGCACGGTGGAGGAAGTCAGGGCGTCACATGTTCTGGAGCATCTGACGTTCCGCCAGGCAAGTGAGGCATTGCGTGACTGGTTCCGAGTGCTGCAGCCCGGTGGTGTCATTCGGGTGGCAGTCCCGGACGTGCGCAAGTGCCTGGCGGCTGATGACGGAAAACACCTGTTCTATTTGATGGGAGGGCAAGCGGACGAACACGACATCCATCGCAGCGCGTACGACGTGGAGCGGTTGGAGGCACTGCTGGAGCACGTAGGATTCGAGGGTATCACAGAATGGCACAGCACGGACAACGACACGTCCAGCCATTTTGTGAGCCTAAATCGACTGGCACGAAAGCCAATGGCAGCAGCCCCAGCACCACAACGGCGGACGGCGACGGTTAAGGTAGGAGCCTATTGCACGCATCCACGATATGAGGCTGTGGCAGCCCGAAACATCATTGATGGTGCGTTGAAGGCCCTACGCATTGACCTGCACTGTTCGCAGGGCGTGTTTTGGGGCCAGTGTATGCAGCGGATGTTTCAGGATGCGGTTGATAAGGACCTGGACTGGATTCTGAGCATTGACAGCGACAGCCTGTTTACTGCGGAGCATGTGCGGCACCTGATGGACGTATTTGCACAACATCCGGAGATTGACGCACTGGCAGCACTGCAATGCCGGCGAGGTGCGAAGTTTCCGCTGTTGACGACTGGAAACCATCAGGAAGGCGATTCACTGGCGATTGACGGGAAGCCGTTTCGAGTCACAACAGCCCATTTTGGGCTGACGCTGTTTCGGGTGGACAGACTGAAGACGCTGCCGAAGCCGTGGTTTCGTTCAGAGCCTGGCAAAGGCGGTGACTGGGACGATGACAGGCTGGATGACGATATCTTCTTTTGGCATGTCTGGCGGGCTGCAGGGCACAATATCCACGTAGCACCATCTTGCAGCATCGGACACTTGGAGGAAACGGTGGCCATGTTTGACGCGAACCTGCAACCGCAGCACGTTTATGTGCATGAGTGGAGAAAGGCGAACGGGCTATGATTGTGCTTTTGAGAATGTGGCAGGGATTTCCTGCCGGGCGAGCCATGCCGGATATCGGCAAAGGACAGGCGACAGAGTTGGTGCGGCGTGGGATTGCACGGTGGTCTGAGATTCAGCAGGAGACGGTGGAAACATGCACGCCAACACCTACAGCGTTTCAAGCGGTCCCGCCGTTGAACCGATCACACTGGAAGAAGTCAAAACGCGGCTGAGAGTGTCGGGCTGTGATTTTGACAGCGAGATTTCCGATCTGGTGATTGCGGGCCGTCTGCAGGTGGAGGCGGACACATACAGAAAACTGATCACGCAAACCGTGGTCATGTATCAGGACGATTTCACGAGCCTGCTTGGGTCTCTGGAAATCCGGCTGGCACCGATTCAGAGTATTACTCACGTGAAATACTACGACAGGGACGACGTTCTGCAGACGTATCCGGCGGCGGACTACTACAGCAATCTCACGAGCACACCACCAGCAATCCAATTGAAGCAGTCAAAGCAGTGGCCGAACACGAGCCTATACAGGCCGAATCGGGTCGAGGTCACGATGGTGGCAGGCTACGGCAGCACAGCGGCAAGCGTACCACGAGCGGCAAAGCTGGCCATTGTGGAATACTGTCGGGCCGTTTGGGATGGCTGTGAGCACAACACGGACACGTATAAGCGGCTGATTGCATCACTGCAATGGACAGCCTACCACAAGGTGTTCGCATGAAGTGCAAGACCACAGGCAGCCACAGACGGCATACAATACGCATCACAATACAGCGGCTGGCTGGCACTGCTGACGCAGCCGGGCACATTGACGGCAACACTGACGCAAATTGGACGACGTACACCACGGCATGGGCCGAAGTTCGCAGCCGTGGCGGGCGTGAATTCTGGCGCGTGAGTCAGGTACAGTCTGACGTGGATTTCGTGTTCAATTGTCCGTGGTCGCCTACGCTGGAAAAGGCGACGCCAGACATGCGGATTGTGTCTGATGGCAAGGTGTACGAAATTCTAAGCGTGATAAACGTGGACCTGGCCAACAACAGCATTGAGATTCAGACACGAAGGCGGACCACCTGATGTTTGGTGCAATGCGATCGGCTGGGCTGAGCGGGTTTGGTGAATTGCTGGTGGCACGGGTTGAAATTGCCAGTATGCAGCGGGCAGTCAATCGATTGTTGGTGACAGCGGAAGGCAAAGCGGCAACAAAGGCACTTGGAGAGGTCGGGAAACTCGGCAAACGGAAAGTTAAAGCAGACATTCCCGGCAAGTACAAGACTGTGCGAAAAGCAATCGGATGGCGGCATGTCAAAAGGAAATACAATGCAGGAGGCCGAGCAGTCAAAGTCGGCGGTGGTGTAGGGTCGAATCTTTTACGGAAGAACATCACGGGCCGAGGGCGACGACTGACGGCAAAGCAGCGAGACAGGCAGAACGTGCTGCGGGAAAAGCTGGCCACGAGTATCAAAAACAGAAAGGAATCAAAACGGCCAGGCGTTGGAATCGACGGAAACAATGTGCATTGGTGGTTTCTCGGAACAGAACAGCGTTTTACAGGAACAAAACGAGTTGGCAGAAGCCGCAAACGTGTCGACACTGGAAAACCAAAGCACAATCGTGGAAGTATGCCGCAGATGGGGAAACCAATCATGGTCACACTGGCCAGTGCGTCAGGGGAAATCAGGCAAGTGATTCGCGTACATATGAAACAGGGCATTTCCATTGAGGCAAATAAAAACAAATGATCACAGGAATTCTGAATCTAATGATAAACACGGCAGCCATCAGCACGCTGATCGGCACGCGTTGTTACATCAACAAGGCACCGCAAAAAGCAGCGTTGCCGTATCTGATCCTGACGCAGTTGAACAGCGAAGAGTTTTTGAGCCTGGACAACACCACAAGCACACTCAGGAGCATCGTCATTGACATCGATTGCAAGGGCCGGACGTTTCCGGAAACCGAGTCACTGGCAAACGCGGTCAAAGCACGGTTGACGGACTACAGCGGCGCGGCAGGAAGCTACACGGTTGGGGCGTCAATCTTCAACAGTGAGTCTCACGATTACGAGCCAGCCACAGACGGCAGCGATAACGGCGTGTTTGCCATTACTCTCGATTACGACATCATTTTCAACCCCTGATAAGGAGCTGCCGACATGGCAAAGTTAAAGGTTAAGGGCACGGTCATTCAGCAGGCAAGCGGCACCACCTACACGGCGGTGGCGCAGGTCACTGGGTTCAACATCTCAGGCATTGAAACAGAGACATACGACAGTCGAACACTGGATGGCACGGCGGGCGTGGAGTATGACCCGACGGGATACGTGGAAGGCGGGAGCGTTACGTTTGATCTGCTGTATGATCCGGCATTGACCGGGCACAAAAACATCATGGCACTGGCGACCGCTGCGCACATGACGACGAACGGACTGCCAAACGACGTGAATTGGAAGGTTATTTTTGCCAACACCGCGAGCACGGAATTGACGTTTGTGTCCTCCGGGATTGGCGTGGACATCACAGGCGATGCTTCCGACGGTCTGCGCGGCAGCATCACATTGAAGTGCGACGGCTGCCCTGTATTGCCTACCTGATGAGGTGACGACGTGAAGTGCAGAACAACGCGAGAACTGGGCGTGGTGGACTGCTGGGAAAGCCCGCTGATTGTCGAGTCAGACAGTCGGCGGTTTATTCCTGCAGGCACTGAGATTGACCAGGCGGCACACCCGGAAACCAACTGCGTCGCATTGGTGCAGAATGGTGAGGCGGTGCCGGTTGACGATGAATGCCGCGAAGCCTGCCGCATGACGCAGGCACAGATTGACGCGGCTGTGATGGCAAATCACAGACTGTATTTGCCGGAAGAAATGCAAACGGAGGGTGATGATGACGAGGACGATACTTGATCCACAGGCGTTCCGGACCCCGTTGCAAATGCCGCGTGAGGACGTTGCATTGCCGGAATTTGGTGAGGGTGTGGTTGTGCCGGTGTGGGGCATGACTGCCGGCGAGCGGACGCGATTCGAGCAATCCATGCAGGGTAAATCTGGGCCGGTGGCGGCGCGTGTTGCTGAGATCCGCGAACGGCTGGTGGTGGCGTGTTGCAAAAATGATGACGGGGTGCCGTTATTCAGTCTGCAAGACGTGCAGGCCATCAGCCAACAGCGGGCGGACGTGGTTGAGCGTATTGTGAACGTGGCACAGCGTTTGAGCGGCTTTACGGCAGCCGACATTGAGGCCACAGCAAAAAACTGAAACGCGATCCAGCACGGCTGACGGCGTTCAGGCTGGCCGAAATCATGGGCTGGCTGGACGTGGATGCTATGCTGGATCAGATGACGCCGCAGCAGTGGCAGGAATGGCAGGCAAAGGACGC